AACTTTATCCGTACCCCATGGCAGATGCATCGAAAGATGAAACAAATGCCAAAGCGTATTGTGTTCAGGCCCCCGGTGATGGTGCTGCCTTTATTTATACGAACATTGAAGACTCCTACAAATTTCAGGTCGATGATGAACTGATCTTGGATGGTGGATCTGCTGGAACTGCGGAAGTTCAAAGTATGGCGGAAACTACTCCTGCTGAAGGAGATATTTACACCTTGACCTACGCAGGGTCTACATTTACTGCTGACGCATTAGGAGCTACCGTAACTGAGGCAGCTCTTGCGGCCGCCTTTACTGGTGCCACAGGATATGCGGATTTGCCTTATACTATTGCCGCCGGAACTGCTGAACTTACAATCACATTTAAGACTGTTGGTCCGAAGGACATGATTGTTGCCGCCAAAAATGGTGCAACTCCTGTAATGGCAGAAGAAACCCCGGGTGTTGCCGCGGATGCTACCACTTCCGCCGCAGAAAACCTTGGTGCTATCATTTCCATTGATAGAACCGCTGTTAATGGTACCCAGGCAAAAATCACTTTCACCACTGTTATTACTACTTACACCAATTTCACCGCCGCTTTGTTTGGTAGTGTTTACGTGAAAAGTGACGGTGAAGATTCCACTCCTTTTGCAGGAGCGAAGTTCATACTGGATGCTGACATTGATTCTGGTACTGGTGAATATGCCGTTGGGGCACTTACTTCCGTTGTTCTGTCAAACGCAATACTCTATACCGCATCTTTGATCGGTCTGGATTCTGCGGCAAAGACTGATCTTGGTTCTGTAACCGACGGTCGTTTTACAATACTCAAATAGGAGGGTCAACAAGATGAAAGGTTCCGAAGGTATCGCCTCCTTGAAATTGGAGACACTGAACAAGCTTATCTCTAAAATGGATAAGGCTCCCGATATGTTCTTCTCTAACTTGTTCCCGACCGTTCAATACGACTCGGACACAATTAGATGGGAAATTGAATATGGTTCCGCTGGTATGACACCGTTTGTTGCTCCTGGTACAATGGCTCCTGCAGTTGGAGTTGATGGTACTGGTGAAGCAAGCGCAAAAGCGGCTTTTTACAAAGAGAAAATGTACTTTGATGAAGAATTTCTGAACAATATGCGGGAACCCGGTTCTTGGGCTACCTATCAGGCAGCGGAAAGAAAGCTTGCCCGTGGTACCAAGAAATTGGATTATCGTATCCAACGTCGGCGTGAATCGATGATGGCTCAGATGTTTGTTGAAGGTGGTTTCTCCTATATCCAGAAAGGCGGAGCAAAGTTTACCGTCAATTATGGAATCCCTGCAACTCATAAAGTTACTTTAACTGGTAATGATTGTTGGGATGTTGTTCATGCCGATTCCGATCCTGTTGAAGACATTTTTGATGCTAAACGCATCCTGTCTGATGATGCTGGTGTTTCTTCTCTTGTTGCCATGTGTAACAGTGAAGTCCTTAAAATACTCATGTTCAAAGCATCCATCCAGGCCCTGCTTGCCAAGTCTGCTTTTGGTAATGGTGATCTTTTCGCTAATCCAAGCCAGGTAATTGGTAATCTTCTGGGTGTTGGTCCGTTGGCCATTTATGATGATCTGTATGAAGTTCCTGCATATCTTACCGGCGCTGTTGTTGGTGGAGATACAACTGTTATCAGCGTGGATGATGCTTCCGATTTTGAAGCTGGCGGGACTCTCCGGTTTTACGACATGAGTGCCGTAAATACCTGGGAAGACTGTACCATCGCTTCTGTTGATGTGGAAGCTGGAACGGTAACTGTTTCAGTTGCTCCTGTTTCTTCCTACATTGCCGGTGAAGATAGAGTAACCATGAAGAAGAAATTTATCGGTGATGATAAATTCTTCATGTTCAGCACTACCCAGGATGGGGAAAAAGTTGCTGAGTTCATGGAAGCTCCTTATGGTAACTCCAGGCGTTGGGGTAAGTTTGCGGATAAAAAAGATGAATGGGATCCTGAAGGTATGTGGCTCCGTATTCAAGATAAAGGACTACCGGTTCTTTATCATCCGGATACTACATTCACTTATACCGTTAAATAGTTGGTAGACCGTTTATAAAAGACGGGGCATTTCGGTGCCCCGTCTTTTTCTAAGGAGAGACAATCATGATAACTGTGAAAACATTAGCCACCCTTCGTATCAATGAAAACGGAAAGAAAAGACTCATTCCGGTTAATTCAATTTTTCAAGAAGAACATTTTGAAGATTTCCCTTTGTGGCTCCAAGAGCATATGCGCTATTTCCACGAGACTCCTCGATGCAGTACACTACTTGTGACTGAAACAGCGGTAAAAGTGCAACCAATCGCTCCCAAAGGCATTGAAAAAGTTAAAGAAGTTGTTAAAGAAGTTGAGACAGTTAAACCTGTTGTTGAAGAACCCAAAAAAGAAGAACCTGCGGTTGAAGAACCTGCGGTTGAAGAACCTATTAAAGTTAAAACTGTGGATGTAGGAAAGACTCCGAAATTACGAAAAAGAAACAATAAAAATAAATAAAGAGGTTTTAAATGGCCCTTACAACTGAAGAACAGCTGGTAAGTTTTGTCAAAGATGTTATGGGTGCCTCCTACGCTAAAGTCTCCAATGATGGTTTCAAGCGAGCCGTGTCCCAAGCAAAAGCAGAACTTCATTGGGATTTCCCACTTACTGATGCTTTTAAAGAGTTTTGGATGGTAGAACGTACTAAACGTTTCGTCACTTACATCCTTCTTTTCGAATCTGCCCATAAATTCCAGTATAAAAAAATCAGTCTCCAGCACAGATTTGCCCATTACATGCAGTTATTAACGATGATGGATCAGCAATTTAAAGAAGCTCTTGAGGATAATCCAGACATTTTTGATACTGGTACGTGGTCAAATCTTACTTTTTATCTTACCAATGGTTTTCAGTACGATACTGATGGAGAAGATTTAACCTATTTTTAATTGGAGTTGACCCATGGCTGACGGTATCGGTTTAGATATAAAAGATGTTTTACAGGAATTGGGAACACCTTTTGTTATTCGTAAGTTGGATGGTCGAGTTATTAACGGTGAATATCTTGATTATGAAATGTACTTTGAACAGTCCACTGAGTTCATACGACAATTTGCGTATTCTGGGGATTTTCAGTACGATTCAGAAGTAGAAGGCGGGGATATTATTGTTTTTGATAGTAAAAACTTCTTAATGATGAATGTTAAGAAAACTTTGTTTGAAAATGAACCGGTTGATTATTCCAATTTCTTTATTGAATGTAATTCTCTTGGAAGGATTTGCAAAGAAGTTTCTGTCCGTGATCCAGATACTAAAAAGAAAGTAATTACTTGGGAAACAGTACACGATAACGTTCATGGATGTATGGTTACCCGTGCCTCTAACACTGAAGATCTCGGTGGTAATTCTATTATAAACGATAAGTTCACTTTGTTTACTCAGGGGTATACAGGAGTAATATCTGGATTTCGGTATTATCCAGATATTGAAGATCTTACGGAATACTACCAGATAATGGATGTTAATAAGTACCGGTTTGAAGGAATGCTTACCATTTCCCTCTTTGAGGATTCCCGAGAATAATGGCTACTCCTAAAAATGTATTGTTTTCTCTTAATGGGAAAGACTTTATGGCTTCTTTTGGTAAGTTAGAATCTGCTCATGGTTTTTTTAAAGGTACAATCCAGACAATGGCTCATTGGTCTGATACTGATGGTGGAGGACGTTTTACTAAATTAATAAGTTTAATGTTTATTGGGCATTTGAAAAGAGCTATTTATAATGGTTGGTACCCTGCTGGAGTTGCTTATAATGATCAATACAGTGCCATGAAAGTAAAACAAGGTAAAAATAGAGAATGGTTATTATATGGGAATGTAATAAATAATATTGCCATTATTTACCGTGGGAAACATACTCAGACTATTGGTATCCGTAAAGATGTTAAAGTAGCTAAAAAAAGTTTAGGCGGGCAAGTTTATAATAGTAAAAAAGTGAATGTTGCCGCATACGCAATGATCAATGAATTTGGTTTAGGTAATACCCCGGCTCGTCCTATATTTCAGCCAGCAATGAGAGATTTTATTGCTCAACATTTTCCACCTATGGTTAAAGCTTTTGAAAAAGAAATGAAGA